ATTATATCTGTTTTTCAACTGTTTAACCATTATCTGCCCCATATTTTCAAGTTCTTCAGTTGAAATAAGAGCGAACATGAGGTCTGCTGTCGCTGGTAAACCAAACGATTCAGATGTATCTTCCAACCCAACGTCCGAGTTGCCATACCCAGAACGTGTAGTCTGAGTTGCACTAAAAACAGGGACATCGAACTCGACCGCAAGACCACGGAGTTCCTCTGCAATCGCCTTAATATAGTTATAAGAGTTAATAGCACCGCCCATACCTTTCATACGAGATGATGAACAAATATTTAAATAATCAATAAAAATGATATCTGGTTCGAACTGACGTTTGAGTTTCAGTTCATTAAGTAACGCACGAAAGTGACCAGCATGAGCAGACCCTGTAGGATATTCTTTTACGATCAGTTTACCTGTAGTTTTACGAGCGATATCTTCAATCTTTGTACGATACATCTCGTTTGACAAATTAGGCAACTGGTCGATAGGTACATTCAATAGATTCGCATCTATACGTTCCGCAATGCGTTCCTCAGCCATTTCCATGGTGATATAAAGAACGTTTTTACCATCCACCAAAGCACCTGAAGCAACGTGACACATAAATAAAGACTTCCCAACCCCAGTACCAGCAAGGGCAATATTAAGGGTTTTATTAGGTATTCCTCCTTTCGTGATCTTGTTAAAGTATTCAAGATCGAAAGGTATTCTGGACTCCTCTTTATGGTAGAAGTCATATCGGTCTTCGAAGTTGTCGATGTAGTCGTGTCCGACATTAGTATCAAATGCAACACCCAATGCTTTAGATAAAAGATCAGGCAATGCTCCCTTAGTTAGTGATTCATGTTTACCGTCAATAATCGAGATAGATTCCATAATAGCATTATGGATTGCTCTATCTTGACACCACTTTTCTGTACTATCAACCAACCACTTATTATCAATTTCTTCTATAGCGAATAATTGCGGAACGATATCCATAGCAACACGAAACTGATCGTCCGACATATTTGTCGTTTCTTGCAGTTCAATAGAAAGTGTTTCAGAAGTAGGAAGTCGATTATATTTTGCAACATACTTTGCTGCTTCTTTAAACAGTGATTTATAAACACCTTGAAAATAATCTGCCTTTATGAAGGGAAGAACCTTCCGCATAAAATCTTCATCTGTTAGGATATTTCTCAGTATTGTTTGTTCTATATTTGTTTGCATTTAAGTATTATATCATATCCCATGGTAAAAGTAAAGTGATTAATCACGTTCTTGCATTTCAATTTCTTGTGATTCTATTGCTTGTACTATAATATGCTCTAGAAGTTTACCTGCGAACTCTTGGAGATCTTCATCTGATTCATCCAAGTCTCCATCAGGCGATTCAACAATTTGAAAATTAAAAGAAAGTGTTTCATCCTCTCCGTCATGTTCATTGAAACTGATTGAACCATATTTGACAACCGTTTCGTTATACATACCGTCAAGGATACGAACGTTCCATGCCTGTTCATCTTCAGGCGATGGAACTAATTCGTATGTTTCATTTTCCTTATGCTGCGTCATTATCGACATCTTCTAACTCATTTGAAAGATTACCACCGATAGCAAACTTACCTTTAACAAACTCTTTGAAGTCAGTTTCTTCTAGGATTGGTTTCCAGAACTCTTCGGTGAGGGTGTCTTTTTCTCTGACTTTGGGGTCCACCATTTCTCCAGTGCTACGATCGACACGACAATACCAACCATTGCTAGGTTTCGCCACATATTGTCCATCGAGTGCCACGGAGAGGAGACCAGAATAATGCTGCACACCACCATCCCAAGAAACGGAAATAGGAATCTTAGTTTTTTCTTTAACATAACGAGATTTCTCCACATTGATTACAAAGTGATATCCTTTAATTTCCGTTCCCTGTTTATCCTGCTGACGACCAAGGATCCAAATGTTATCAGCACTGTAATAGATACCTGTACCACCCGATACAATCGCTTTAGGAAATAAACCAATTTCCATATAAGTATGATTCACCGCAAGCAGTGGAATATTTTTCATAGCAAGATAAGGTGTGGTCATACGGAACAAACCTTTCAATGCTTTAGCACGACTCATATCTGCTACTGACTTTTCATTAATAGCATCCTCAAGTTCTTTTTTAGATGCTAAGTTACCAACCGAGTCAATGACAACGATAACTTTATCATTACGATCAAGACCTTCAAGTTGACCAATCAAATCAAACTTGAGTTCTTCTACATTCGTAATAGGTGTATGAAGCACACGACTTGTATCAATATTATATTGTTCAAAGTATGCTTGAGGCGAACCAAACTCTGAATCATAAAATAACATAACAGCATCTTTATATTTTTCGAGATATGATGCTGCCATAATTAAAGCAAAAGACGTCTTGAAGTGTTTACTCGGACCTGCTAATACTGTTAGACCAGGAGAAAGACCACCGTCAATATCACCTGATAGTGCTACATTCATCATAGGAACACTGGTCGGAACCTGATCCTTTTCATTGAAAAACTTAGAGTCAGACAACACCTCAGTTGCTTTGACTTTACTATTGCTTTTCAGTTTATCCATAATGCTCATTATTCAATCTTCCTTTACTTTATATGCCATATCTTCTTCTAATTGTTTTACTCTAGTCAACAGTTCATCAACCTGTTTTTGTAACGAATATTCCGTGATAATACGTGGTGATGATTTAGCGAATTCTTCTTTAATCCATTCCTGAGTTGCTGACATTTTGTTTCTCCCTATCGGACACTCTTTTCCTGAGATCACTTGAAGAGAACCTGTGATCTCTCTTGTTGTAATAAATTTCTATCCCTCTTTTTGAGCAGATAGCACGACCTGTAAATGTTTTCTTTTTATATTCCTCCCCGATAATACGAACATCTATGTTGTACATATTAAGAATATCTTCGAGGTCTCTTTCCGTTGCATAGGGAATGACCTCATCAACATATCTTATTGCTGATAACTGAATAAACCTTTCTACAACTGTTTGAACTGGTGGATTTTTATCTTTGCGATCGATAGAAGGATCTATCTGCAATCCACATATTAAGTAGTCACATTCTTCCTTTGCTTCACGGAGCATTTGAACATGACCAGCATGAAGTAAATCGAATGTGGAAGCAGTAAACCCTACCCTCATCCGATGAACTCCTCTATTTTACTTATAACACTTTTGGTATCATTTGGAGTGACATGATCAAATATTTCTACTAAACTTGGTTCATCGAATAATGGATTACCAGAGAAAGCATCAGATACATTCTTGACCTTCGTTAATCTACCATTCAACCAAGTTTCGTTTTGCTCACTGCCACGTTCTTTATATCGTTCTTCTCTGACTGAATCAGGCACCGTGAGTTGTATGATCTTGATGTCAAATCCTTTAGACTTTGCTGCTTCAAAGAACTTAATAGAAGTCAACCTATCGCCTTCAAACACAGTAACCCGAGATGGATTATTTAGATACTCTACTGCCTTCGGTTGAACTGCCATAGATAACTTATCAGTTCCACCAAAGACATCATCGTTTTGATATTTACCAAGCAACCGCACATCACCCGATACGTGTGAATCAAGCAGGTCAATCGGTTTATCTGTAGACCATTGACGTGACTTCATCCATTCACGAACGAGAGTGGTTTTACCAGTTCCTGGTGCTCCAATAATCGCAAGTAATTTATTCATAATAATATTATACTACACTTTGTTCAAAATGTAAAGCATTATTAATATCAAAATTATGTCTTACATTTTCCTTATCAACCAAATCATGTTGCAATAACACCACATTGATATGTGGCATCATTTCACGAATGATCTCAGCTTGAATTGGATCATCTTCAAAGTGAATACCAAAACGCATTCCTATTTCTTCTAAATAGAAAAGTGTCATTCCCTTATGCCTACCAGAACTTTCCCTTGTCTTTTGATCAAATGGTATTGGATTCATATAGACTTCATTTGTTATACCTTTTGAAAGAAGCATCGCCGAAGTTTCTGGTTCTTCTTCTTTTGATCTACCTGTAATGATAATGTCATGTGGTCCTGGAAAGACACCTCCGTGCCTTCCCATATAGATCACACCATCAATATCAAACGAGTTGATAAATTTTGGTTTATTATGCTGCATAATCAGTTTTCCCTGCTTGAAACGTGTATGGAAGTTTCTTAGCAACTGGATTATTTTCTATTAACTGATTTTCTGTAATATCAGTTAACTCACGTTGCGCAAGCATATCACATTCATATTTTGATTCTTCAGTTTTCAATTGAAGTGGGGGAGTCTTTTGAGTCCAAGCAGAAGGTCCACGGAGAAATCCTACAACACCCATTTCAGAAGCAACCTTACAAAAACGAATAGCAGAAACTACAACACCACCTGAGTTGGGTGAATCCTGAACTGCAAGACGAGCAGTCATTTCATAACGTGCACCACCAAAACCATAGGCAACAATATCAAAGTTAGCGATCTTTTGATCAGAACCAACATAGTCACCTCCTGGTTTTTGCTGAACAGTAAGAGAAGGTCCTGCAAACAAAGTCATACCAGATGAACTGGTATCACGAACTGTGTTTTGACCTTTCAAGACGTTTTCCTTTGAAATATGTTTGTTGTGGAGTCTTTCAACTTTTGCCATATTTAAAAAGTCGGTGTTTGCAGTTCGTCCAGTACGAATATGTTCTTGTCCTTGAGTAGAACCTGCTGCCATATTAGTTTGAATGTGCTGTGTAACTAATAGTCCAGAATCTAGCATAGCACCCTGAAGAACTTCAGACATGCGTGAAGCACCCCAAGCAGACCTCATATCAGATCCAACAATAGTAAGACCTGCGTCAATAAACTTTTGTTCAATCCTTTGTGAATCTTTAGTAGATATCAAAGTAGGGATACAGTTTACGAAGTGGCAACCTGCTTTGATAGCAGCATCCATATAGAATTCAGAAGCACGTTCTGAACCAACAGGAAGATAGTTGATAACCACATCAACGTCAGCAGCAATAAGAAGATCTCTAATCTCATCAAATGAAAGATGACCTTCGGCACCAGTTCTAAATGATACCTCTTCAGGATAGTCTAGCATATGAGGTGCAACACCATCATACTCAGGACCAGAGTAAACCATCGCTTTTGGTTTGATACAACCAAAACCGTTTGAAGAATCATCAATTTCAGCAACATGATCCATAGCACAATTAGGTTCAGAACGAAGTGCTTCTGCTAATGGACGATTTACTTTACGACGATCTACATCAAACCCGATTACGAACTCAATATCTTTTGCCTGATATCCACCAATATCAGGATACATAAGACCTACTGTATCATCGGGGTTTTCGTTATAATATTGGATTCCCTCAACAAGGGACTTTGCACAGTTGCCGATACCAATAATGGCAACTTTGATTTTTGACTTTGACATTTCTGTCTCCTTTATATCAGTTTATTAAAGTGTGAAATTTGTCCGGAGTGGAGTAGCACACAAATTATATTATACTATAAATTAGCATAAAAGTAAAGTTTTAATTGTAAAAAACTTCTAGTCCTTTTGGTTGCCCTGCCATTTTTGCTTGATATACATCAATACATTTGACTGCTTCTTTTTCATAAGCACCCCTTTCGTAAAACCAATTAGGGTTCATTCCTGTTTCTTTATACATATCTGGCATAAATGGATAGTCCTCATGTAAATTAATCATTTGACCTGTTTTTTTACATAAGTTCCTCAAAGCAAGACTTTCTCTTTTTTTCTGTACTATCGGGTGATGTTTAGCAACAGCATCTTCAAAGAAGGCATCATAATTTACTACATTTGTCCATTTTTCTTTTAGATACAATCCTCTAGAATAATGGTCGCCTGAAGAGTGTCCACCATAATCACCACCAAGCATAAGTTTCTTATATTGGCATAAATGAGATTCTAATAGAAAATTTGTAAGAATTTTAGAATTTTTGTCTGAGATATTATCTTTTGCTTTAGCATAGATATTTTTTTCTTCTCTATGCACATTTTCCATATCATTACTCGATAATTTTGCACCCTTCGATTCAAGGAGATTATCCCAACCTTTTAGATAACAAAGACCAGATCTAACACTCCAGTTGGATCTGTCAGTTGCTAACATTGTTGATGGTTCTAAAGGAATGTTGGCAGTTTCTTTTAATGCTTGGCAAAACAACCATGTGGTCATTCTACCATATTTGTATATTCTTTGTGCTTCATTGAACATATTAAAAAAAGATTTATTCGGATCATCTACTAATTGATTATCAACCCATGCTCTGATAGAACCATAAGGCATAATCAGTTCTTGCATAGATTTTACTTGTTCAGCAATTCTACCTTTGTTGTATTTTGTATCGCGAGCATATCTTTGTTTGTCTAAATATTGAACATTCCATTCATTTATTTCTTTGTAATCAATTTCAAGTAGATTAGGAAAGTTCCAATATATTGCCCATGCCATTTCTGTTTGATAAGTACAACCAAAAATTAAAGAGTACCATAGTGCCTGTTCCTCGGTCATAGGTTTTTTTGTAGGAGACTTATCCCCAGTTGCATCACGATAAGTGTTTGCAGGCATATAATGATCAAGATCGTTATAAGTTAGTCGCCAATCTAACCATAATAAGAATCCTTGTTCTCTATTCTCAGGGAGTCGCCAATCTTTATATTCTTTATCTTTATTATCTGGGTGTAAATATTTCATCGTTTATATAGAGTATCCATACCCCATATGTTTCTGTACTTAACTTCTTCACCTAAGAACATTACTTGGTTAGATCCTGGGACTAAATTTAATTGTTCTTGTAAAGGTTTGAAACCTTGCTCAATAAATTTGGCTCGTTGATTGCTTTCATAATCTGATAGTATTTTATCTGACCAGTGGAACTCTAAAGACATCTGTTTGATACTTTTAGGAATAAACCAATCTGGTTCAAAGATACGATATTCTTCACCCTCAACATCACACTTTAAATGTGTTGGTTGGTAAGTATCAAATAATTGTTTTGCTTGTATTGTTGGAACTTTGACTCGTTTTTTTCTCATTTTCTTCGCAGTATTACTTTTTGGATTAGTAGTGCCTGAACAAAATTCTTGTTTACTTCCTGTTAGATATAAAGTTATCTCAGGAATATCTTGAGTAGTGACTGCAGCATTAATTAAACGAAATCTTTCATCATGCCCTAGATTCTTTTTACATACTTCAAAGTTTTCAGGATGACACTCTACACCAATATATTGTTTTATATTTGTATCAAGTAGCATTCTTCCGAAAGCACCTATGTTCATGCCCCAGTCCATAACTACGGCACCATCAAGATTGTCAAAGTTTGAATAATTAGACAGGCATTGATTTACCATATCTTTATCTACATTAAGACCTTTGCCATCAATCTCACGAACATAAGTATTTTTGAACATTTTAAATTTCATTAGAAAAATTCATCAAGTGATGATGCCTCTGCTTTTTTCTGCCCGACTAATTTATCCTCATCAGTCATACCTTTACTTATGAGGAATTCATTCCACTCATCTTCTGCCCACATACCTTCGCTGATACCATTCCACTTTGTACGTTGTAACGGATGGTCAGGATTTAATCGACGAGACTCAACATACTCATGACGAGCATCTTCATACTCTTTAGACTTGAGTTCTTGCATACCGTCACGCATATATGAAACCATAGAGATGCGTTCCATATCCTCAATATCCATACCTGCAGGTGGAATCATCTCAGTGTTACCATGAATAATACCAGCATTGTCGACCAACAAAGCATCGCCAGGACGTAGGTTTACTGCTACCCGATACTCAGGCAATACAAATAAACCACCTTCCCAACCAACGTCACCTTTAGTAACAGTTGATAGATTTGAAAATCCAGGAGTAAAGTTTGCACCGTCACGATGCGCACTCGTACGATAGTTCTTGTTAACCGTAATAGTCGAGAAAGCAGTATCTTCTGCTACAATAAACCGTTTATCAATTGACTCAGCAATCCGTTTTTGTTTAGCATAACGATTTGGAACCAAGTCAGCAAACAGTGAGTTTAGTTTGCGCATATATGGATAACACTTTTCAAACTTACCCATGTTTGTCTCGGTATAGTTAGTCGCACGACCAAACGGAATACGAGGATAACGATCGTAAAACCCAGCGATACCTGAATGAATCGCAGCAGTATATTGAGTGTCAGTGATAAACTGTTGGATCTCTACGATCTTTTGTGAGTCTAGTTGACCAGAAGTTAGCAGATTCAAAAAGAAGTTATCATACTCATATCCTGCCTCTGTAACTTTACCACGATGCCATAGAGGCGAACGCTTATCCCAATGGAATGTAAGAGAACCATACTCTTTTACATACTCGTCCATAATATCTTGTGGCGTCTTATCATCTAGACGACCATGCTGAATAAGTTGCATGACGTCTTTCTGCCAAGGATACAACCAGTCACGATTACCTTGTTTCGCTTCACCGATAGTACCAGTAGACGTACCACGATTGTTAGATAATGTTGCCGCACCGAGTAAACCTTCGTATGCTCCGTCCATCTCTTCTTGACTGAATACATTCTTCCGAAAACGAAATCCTAGATTTTCCTCAGTATTGAACGCACCATCAACCGTTGCGATAGGTGGCGCATAGAAGTCACAATCATCATCTATAACAATATCATAATGCTCGTCAGTCATAAACTGATTCAACAAATGTTCGCAATCATATTTTCTTATAGCAGTTAATGTGCGAACTCCATCAACAACTGCTTCTGTGAAATTACTCATATAATCCTCCGTGGATATATTATATCATACTTTGTTATTTATGTAAAGCATTTTTTCAACTTTCTTCCCAGTTATCTACTGCTTCTTTTTGGATCAATTCAAAATAGACATCTTTTAGGTCGTTTTTGAGTTGTAGAACTTCTTGACTGGTGAGTCTTTTTGCATCATCAATCATTCGAGTATATCTACCTTGACCACCAGCAGATGCTTCTTTCCACTTAAACCTTTTACCAAACATCTTATTAGATGTACTGTGTATTTCATTCTCAAGTGAAACATGGTCATTAGTATTCGGATCTGTATATAAAAACCGAATCATAACTTTGTCTCTGTCTAAATTATTTTCCCTAATAAAAACAGAAGCACCATGTGATCCTCTTGGTTGACGAATACTATATGTTCTAGAGTGAATACTCTGTGACATGCCTGTATAACCAATATTTTCATGAACAATACTATCCGAAATCTTTTCAATGTCAGATAATTCTGCAACCTGATAAACTCCAGTAGGACTATGCTTATCATCAAGTGCTTTTTGTAATGGATCGTTCGCTGGTAAATCGCTGACTTTTCTCCATTCAGAAAATTCTACAATTCTTGTATCTGTATTTTTCATAATTAAAGTGCCTCCACAACACTGTTCCACATTTCGTTTGCACCATCATAGTGGTCAAACCCTTCTTCATCAGCAAAGTCCATAGTAGAAGAACCATATACAGTTCTTGCTAAACCAACTTCACGAACAAACTCAACTAGATCAGAAATACTCTTAGACCAAAAAACCTCAGAACGATCATCGTTACAAATTTCAAGTCCTCCGTTTACTGCGGCAATAAACGAAATACCTGTTTCTTTAATCGGTGTAGAATGGATAGTCATAATAAACTCCTCAATTTGAAATAACTTATACATCTATTATATCATACTTCTGAGGAATAGTAAAGCTTTTTTTTAAAATAAAATTAAAAAAATTACATATTTTTATAGACATATTCTAAGGCACGATCTGCCTCTTTATCCATAGGACGGTGGGCATACCAATTACCAGTCTCGGAATCTAGTTCACGACACATCTTAGATATCTCGGCAGCACTGATAGGATATTTTCTTTTGATAGCATTACCAGCAACCGATACCATTATTTGAAACATTTTATGATACCAACCAGTGTTACTTATCGATCTGTATTCTGCTTCCAGATTGCGAGGGAAGAAGGGACAATCACGATAGGACGTCCAATGAACATCAGTCTGATCAAGCTTTTCTTTTCTATGTCTAATGACTTCCTTTTGGATTTCTTCGGGGAGTCTGTCAAAGAAAGAGTTGAGATTTGATTTTTCTGCATAAGCATGCTTTCCCATCAATTGATTAGGATCAATATAATTACCGTCTCGATTAGAAAAAATAAAGTTATGAGCGCCAGCATACCTCGCAGGGATGTAATACATTCTTGATAAGTCTTTAGTCTGTTTGTCTGCGAGGTCGCCGAGTTCTGAGTTAAGAGCGAACCAGAAGTGCTTGATTTTGTCTCGTTCAACCGATGTCGTAAGTGGGAAGACAATTCTAAACTTTGCCTGACCAACCGTGCTGCTAGCTGTGCTATAGCAAACGAAATAATGACTACCAAAACGTTCAACCAAATCATCTTTTAATTCCTTCTCGCAAATATAATCGTCAACGTCTACTGCTGCCCAACCTGCCCACTCGATGACGTTATCATTTTTACGAGTAGTGTCAGGAGTATAAACGGCAGGGGACATTAACACTGCATCTTTTTTAGACGCAAGGTTTTCGTCTGATAATTTATATAGAAACTTTTCAAACGCAGGGAAGTCTGGGAAGTCCATACGTTTGTCTGTTTTATTATCAAATATACTTTTAAAAATAGTCAGAGATATCATAATTATACATCACAAGTTCTTTGCGTTTTTTTTGTTCTTTTGCATAGTCACCAACCGAACGCATAGTATATGTCAGATCAAATGCATCCATATTCCAACCATCGAAACGGTCTGTAACTTTTTCATCTGCATTATAAGATATCAATTGACTCATCTTTGAACTATTGCAATTTTCAGCGAAAAGATCATGATCAAACCCTTTGTGCATATTACCTTTGTTGCCATATAAACTGTCTTTGATGTCATATGGTGGATCAAGATAAACAAAGGTCTTATCATCGTCACCGACTAAAAGTTGCTCATAAGAAAGATTAGTGATCTTCCAGTTCTTAATAATATCAGCATATTCCAGTAGAGTGTTTATATTCCTAATGCTAAAATTACTTTTAGAAGAAGAAAGACTGAATCCTGACGATTGAGTCAATCCACTGAAAGAGCATTTATTTACAACATAAAAATATACTGCACGATCAAAGTCTGAACTTGTGGCGGCATTCAACAACTCTCTACATTCTAGGAATAAGTTCTTAGCATCTTTATCGTTCTTAACACCAGACTTTAGGTATATAACCTCATTGTGAAGTTTGATAGAATGTTTTTGCAAATGCACCCAAAAATTATACAGTGACTCATATAGATCATTCACCCAAATATCTAAATGAGGATATTTTTTGGTTACATATAGTGCGACTGAACCGCCACCAAGAAATGGTTCACGAAATGATTTCATGTTACCAATTTGCGGAAAGTAATAATCAAGTTGGGTAGTTGCCCTTGATTTACCTCCAGGATATCTTAGTGGTGTTTTCAGTTTCTTTAACATATTAAAGCACACCTTCTAAACGATATGTGCGCTTTAAGTTTCTAATTTTTTTAAAGGAATTAGCATATGCAGTTCTAACTGCTTCTGGGGAAATACCTACTATATCAGAAATAGCAGAAAACGACATTTCCTTTACAGTTCTCATATAAAAAACTTGAAACTGTCTATCAGTCATGCTCTTTTTCAAATCTAAAATAATATCAATCTTTTCCATAATATAACTCCTCAAATATAGCATTACATATATTATAAACTATTTTTTGGGAAAAGTAAAGTATTTTTTAAGTCAGGTTCAGAATAATTTGGTCCTTTCAGAACCTTACCATCATCGCGATAGATAGGTTTGCCGTCCTCACCAAGTTTACTCATATTTGATCGTTGGACTTCGGCAAAACATTTATCTAAGTCTATACCGAAAGCATGACCAGCACCATAAGTAACATACAAAATGTCAGTAAGAGCATCAGCAACACCGACGAGGTCTTTATCTTCAACCGCATCCCACATCTCCTCTAGTTCTTCAGCGATAAGTTCAAGTCTGAGTTTTTGAGTATCCTCATCAGGAAAGTCAGGTTCAATTTTTACTTCCTGACCAAAGGTATTCATAAACTCTCCTACCATTTCAAAATTAGTTTTATCCAAAAAAATCCTCCAGTGTTGATTGTTCCTCGACCGACCAGTTCATCGCTTCGAGTATTGGTTTTAATGGTTCTACAAAAGTTTTATCAAACTGCTTTTCATAATCTACAAACTTATCTAGTGATACTTCTTTAGGAATAACATCAGGAAAGGCAATGATGTTTTCTTTAAGTGTATTTGGCATTTTAAGATAGCAGAATTTGATTCTTGTACCATTTGTTATGAGTTCATATTTATTATTTAATTTAAAATCTTTTATCGTTTTGTTATAGAGGAGCGACCCACGAACGTGAATAGGTGTACCTTTCTTGTAAATAGTTTTGCGATCACTCCAGTCAGTAATATTCGAGACAGACCTCGGAAATGCCACTGCTTCGGGTGGGAGCGATTTGAAATCCTGTTTGAATTTCTGTATGAAGTTCTGAGCATCCTTTTCGTTGCCTGATATGATGACCCCAAATATTTCTTTGAATTTATCTCGGACAACCTCGGGAGTGGATGATTTGATCGCTTCAATACCCATGATTTTAAGTTTCGGTTCTGCATACTGAACACCTTCACTATTATGTACATTAAGGATGTATCGCTTTTTCGCAGTCCATATACCACGATCTGCAATTACCTCACGACCCATTTCCATGCGTGGTTTATGGCAATTAAACTTGTTGTACAAATCTTTATAGGAATTGCCAATGATAGGTTCAAAGTGTTCTTTGCAAATCTTATCAAGAAACTTCACAGGGTCTTTAGGATTGAGTTGCTTTACGAGGGGAGCGAAGTTAACATAAAGAGAATCGGTATCAATAGCAATAACATAATCTTTTCCATTGGTTTTTAATACCTCATTCATTGCTTTATTCATAGCACGTTCTGCCCACTGAATAACCATTTGACCAGTAAGAGTTACACCCTCCGCAACCTGTAGATCAAAATATTTAAAATACTGATTGCCAAGTGCACCATACAAAGAGTTCATAAGAATCTTAATCGCCATCTGCTGATTATGAAGGCGATTAATTTCTTTCTCTAGATCATAAGTCTTTTCTTTTTGGTATGCCTGTTCAGCAGCAAGCATCTGATTTTTAGCAGACCTACGATCATCATAATATTCGATAATCAAATTAGGAATCACACCGTCAACATCTTTGCGGTAAACTGAACCGTTGGCCGCAACTGCCAAATCTTTTTGACGAGCAACAGGATGGATAGGGTCGCTATCTGTACCGAAAAACTGTAGATAATGCTCTACACCACTGGTCGTAGTGTTTTCCCTTTTCAAAGTTTCTGGGGACATATTCCATTGCACAATGATATTAGGATATAGACTATTCAAGTCAAACGAAACAACCCAATCATGAGAACCAACCATAGGTTCTTTTACATAACCACCAGCAAACTGACCACCTTTTACAGAGTCAGTTTTTGATGCAGGTGGGGCAATCTTATCACGATTTAGTTTACGATAAATGATAGATTCCCATATACCTGTTACACCGAAAGCATCTCTGTAGTTTACACCACCCTTATATGCCACGGTCATGATCAATGTAATCAAACCCATCTTATCTTCAATACGATCGACTAGTTGTACATCTTTCATGTTATAGTCGATATACTTTTGGAAGTCATCAACATAAAGGTTTTTGAGTGAACCACTTTCTTCATAGGAAAGTTTCTTTTCACCAAGCACGACATACGAAATATGATTCAGTGAATACGATTCCTGCTTACCATAAGCATATCCATACTTTTGAAACAGTTCAAGATAGTCAAGAGTAGCGACACCCTGAATCTCATAAGTCATATCCTTTTTATTCATACGTGTGACTTCACGATAGTCAACCATGCCCCAAGGTCTAAACATTTTCGCCTGATCTACACCAAGTATTTTAGCAACACGATTAACAAGATAAGGTATATCAAAGAAACGTACATTCCAACCTGTAACCACGTCAGGCATATATGCTTGCCAGATGTCTAAGAACTTTAAGAGCAGTTGATACTCGTCATCAAACTTATAATATTTTACAGGTTGGATAAGTGCTTTCTCTACATCATAATCACCATAACCAAATACACGATACACACCATCAATATTATTTTTGATAGTGATAGCAGTAATTTTTTGATCTGCGTTTTTAGGTTCAGGAAACCCATCATTGTATTCTGTTTCAATATCGATAGTCGTGACATTAATTATATCACGATCAAATTCTATATCTCTAGGAAACTTAGATGTGATGTACTGGTGAGTGAAATTAGTGTGTCCATATATATTGAAACTGGACACATCAGAATATTGTTCCATCCAGTTTTTTGCTTGACGCATATCGTCAAACTCAACAGCACCAATCATAGTGCCGTCAAGTCCACGCCAACCTGTATCCTCTTTAGATGGAACGAATAGTTTAGGTTTGAAGTATTCTTTTTTCGATACTTGCTTTCCTCTATCATCATATCCGCGATAGAGAAAAGAATTACCGAAACGTGTAACTGAAGTATAAAAAGACATACAGTATTATATCATATTTTTCATAATAAGTAAACTATTTAATTTTTATTTTAATTAAATATTACGCATTCTTTCTACTAGACGATCCGCACGATTAGTGACCTGACGATACCAACGAGAGTCTACCATTTCATCTGCCGCAGCATCCCAATCTCTATTATCAACACCACGTTTCATTCCTAAAAATTTTGACAGACGTGGGCGACCCATATTGAACATCATATTCGCAATAATCAGTTGTGCTTCTTCGGGGAGGTCGTCGAAATCATCGTACAAGATTCTGCATTCTCCAAGCACGACTTCAACATCACTGTCGAAGCATTCATTGACTCGACTCTCTGAGACAGGAGTGCCGACTGGTTCTTCAAACTCTGGATCTGTATCGACAACCAAATGCCCGATCCCAAAAGTAGGCAAACCAAGATGGTCAAGATATATTTCATACTTTACTCCTTCGTCAATTTTCAATTCTTCTCTGAGTTGATCAATATTCACTTTGTTCTCCTATGGTAAGTCAACATAATACGGTTCTTCAACACCGTTCCATTTTTTCTTTTCTTCTTTAGTATAAGGTTCCCAGTCATGACCGAATCTTTTTTTCCAAGATTCATATTCATCATTATACAATGTCTTATGTGGTTTACCCATTTTTACTTTATATATCCTATTTCCATCACCGTCATATTCCCAATCACGTTCTTGTGGATCCAATGATTGTACATGCATGTCGTTAGGCATATTAGTTCCTTTTTGTAAATGAGTCTGGAATGTCTGATTGATTGTCGCTATCCGCCATAAATTCCTCCAAAAGATAAAGGAGCAAAGACTATTCTCTGCTCCTTCTATTTATTTTAGTTTAAGGTTTCAACCTCTTCTTCTGTGTAAGGCCACATTATACCCAGATTCCTCTACGACGAAGTTCCTTCAAACGATTTTCTAGGTCATACACATCATGCGCATTTGCTAGATAATTTTCGATAGGATCTGTAGGAGTAAATAGTTTCTTAATAAAATTAATCACCATATACCTCCTTGCGCAAACGGTCATTGAGCATAACCTGAATAGCTGGAACACTCATATCTGGATATTCGTGTTGCATCTGTTGTGCTACATGGTAGTTTGCTTCTGAACCACGTGCCATAATAACAGCTTTACCTAAGCTGTCAAAGAATCCTACGATCGCATCAACGATCGCTGTTACGGTTGAAAAACCCTTTAGTGCTATTGTTGTCATTTTCGATTTCCTCGTTTTTTCCAATTAAGATTTTACGAGGCTGCTTCTCTTTAGGAAGGACGACTTCTAAGTCGACAGTCAAGATTCCGTCCTGTAGATCTGCTCCGATTACTTCGGTGTATTCCGACAGTCTGAATGACTTTTTCCAGTTTCTTGCACTGATACCTTTATGAACATATTTGTCTTGTTCACGTCTCTGTGGACGATCCCCTTTGATGGTAAGGACATGATCCTTAACTTCAATATCAATATGATCTTCTTTAAATCCTGCCACAGCTAGTTCTAGACAAAATCTAAATTCATCGTCTTTTACTACGTTGTGTGGTGGATAATGATCTTTTGCGTGCTTGTGAATATTTTCAAGCTGATCAAAAATGTGGTCGAAACCGATGAATCCACTACGTGGATACACAAGAGATTGTGTGTTAGTCATATGTACCTCCAATGACTTGCAAGGTTAAAAACGAGTCCCGACTATTCGGCGACTCTATACTATATATAATTTTATTCGTGTTCACCACCGTAACCACGACCTAATCCACCAAAATATTGTGGTTTACGTTTCGCAGTTTCAAATGTCGCGACAGTTACTACAATTCCTGCAATTAACAAAGCATGAGCAACTGCACTGACACCGAATACGGTAATTGATCCAAGACTCATAGAAAAGATAATACACCACATCCATGCAAGGAATTGCATGACTACGTGGCGCGTCTGTAAATCTGGAATATGTCTTAGCGGATTTAGTTCATGGTTCATAATATGATTCCACGAATTTACTACAAATGTTCTCATCGGATACACTCCTTTTTCAAAAGTTACTTTTATAGGATAATTTGCATCAACAATATCTTTAAATTCTATAGCGTCGTATACGTTATAGAATATTTTTACAACCTTTGCGTTACTAAAATATCCCGTTACTCTATACATCATCTATTTCCGATATTATATTTCGGACAAAGTTCCCATTCATTCTTCTCTTTGAATGGGATAATTTTAATCTGTCTCATAGGAGCGAGAGGCTCAACAGAATTTTCTGCGGCCATCGTAATTAAACCCCAATCACTCATGAGTTGAGCTATAGTGTTACGCCGTGCGATGTCGTTTTCTTCTAAGTTCGATTTCTTTCCGTCTAACAAAAATAGCTCTTTAAAGTGGACAATGAAGTATCGTCCTTGTTTATGTAATATATGACAAGACTGATATAATTTTTTATCTTTTCGGGATGCGACACCAATACGAGTGAGTGTTTCGCGAACTTTCAGAAAATCAT